AGGACTCTATGCGAACATCAATGCTCGCAAAAAGAAGGGCATCTCGCGTCCTAAGAGCAAGAGCACCGTCTCCGACAAAGCTTACGCAGCGATGAAAGCCGGGTTTCCCAAGAAGAAGAAGAAATCCTGATGGCCCATAATATGACAGACGACGAAATCATTGGTCTCGTAGAAAGCGAGATCAACGGGTCCAGTGACTACATGGACTCTGAGATCAGCCAGCAGCGCGAGAAGGCCATCGAGTATTTCTACGGCGAACCCTTCGGCAACGAAGAGGATGGCCGCAGTCAGGTCGTAGTCACTGATGTCCAAGATACCCTGATGTGGATGATGCCCAGCTTGATGCGCATCTTCACAGCTGGAGATCGTGTTGTCAAATTTGTCCCCGAAGGTCCGGAAGACGAGGACATCGCAGAACAGGCGACCAAGTACGTGAATCACGTGTTCTACAAGCAGAATAACGGATTCATGGTGCTGTATAATCTCTTCCTCGATGCCCTGATGCAGAAGGTCGGCGTCGTAAAACACTACTGGGAAGAGATCGAAAAGACCACGACTGAGACCTACGAAAACCTGACGGAGCAGGAATTTTCGATTCTGATGCAGGATGACGAGCTAGAGCTTGTCTCCAACGAAGAGATCACCGAGATCACTGAGCAGCCGGACCCGTTCACCGGAGATATGATTCAGATCGAAGAGGTTTACCACAACGCGACCTTCGCCAGAACGACGATGAGCGGTAAGGTTACGATTGAAAACGTGCCGCCGGAAGAGTTTCTGATCAATCGTGGTGCCAAGACTCTAGAGGACGCTCGGTTCATCTGCCATCGCTCGCACAAGAGCAAGAGCGACCTGATCAAGATGGGCTACGATCCGGAGATTGTCGATAGCCTTCCGGGTTACGTAGGTGGAGCGGACGACATCACCACGAGCCAAGAGTATATGGCTCGCCACGCTTACGACTCGACAGATGTCTATCCTAATCAGGCAGCTGCCGACTCAGAGATGGTGGTCCAAGTCTACGAGTCCTACCTGAAGTTTGATATGGACGGCAGTGGAATTAGTGTACTGCACAAAGTCCTCCACGCTGGTTCAGAATTGCTCGACGTAGAGCCTATCGACTATATTCCGTTCAGCACCGTCTGTCCTATTCCGATTCCGCACAAGTTCTATGGATTGAGCGTAGCAGAGACTATTCAGGATGTTCAGCTGATTCGTTCGACGCTGACTCGAAACCTCCTTGACAATATGTACCTCTCGAACAACGGTAGGTTCCAAGTTGTTGAAGGTCAGGTGAACATCGATGACCTTCTGACGAATCGTCCCGGTGGCATCGTCAGAACCAGAAGCCCGAATGCTCTACAGCCTATTCAGACTCCTGCTCTCCAGAGCTACAGTTTTGAGATGCTAAAATACTGGGAGGAGTTGAAGACAGGTCGCACAGGTGTCAACCCGCAGACGCAGGGTCTTTCGGCTGACGTACTGAAGACCCATGTAACTAGCGGAGCTATTACAGCTGCTCTTACAAATGCCCAAGGACGCCTTGAACTGATCGCTCGTGTCTTTGCTGACACTGGTGTCCGGAATATGTTCAAGCAGATATACAACCTGATTCAGCGTTACGAGGATCGCAAACGGATCGTCCGACTGAATAACACCTACTTTCAGATTGATCCCAGCAGCTGGCGAGAAGACCTTGATGTTGACATCGAAGTCGGCATCGGTTACGGGGATCAGGATATTCGACTTCAGAACCTCAGCAATTACGCAGCCCTCGTTGAGAAGGTTGGGCAACAGACTCAGGGGATCATTCAGCCTGATAACATCTATAATCTTATGCGCGAGATTGCAGACGAAATGGGCATCAAGAATGTAGACAAGTTCATCTCAACGCCTCCTACCGAGCCTCCGCCGCCGAGTGCTCAGGAGCAGCTGGCGCAGGCTCAGGCGCAAGCGATGATGACGCAAGCTCAGGCTACGCAGCTTGAAGCACAGGTCAAAGCGAAAGAACTTGAAATCAAGGCCGCTAAGCTCGAACTTGAGCGAGTCGAAATTGAACACGATATGGCAGTAAAACGGGAAGAGCTAAAGCTCAAAGGCATCGAGCTAGGCTTCGAAATGAACTCTGACAAAAACATAAAGGCATAATCATGGCTCACCAGAACAGCATCGCTTCGCGCATTATCAGCAGCGAAAACATCACCAGCACAGGCACCAGCGCCCAGAGTGGACGTGCTCCCTTTGGCTGCACCATTGCTCGCATCGCAACCACTGCGAACGTCAACATCGCTATTGGCGCTAATCCCACGGCCACCGCTGCGAGCACTTTGGTAGAGCCCGCTGCTCCCGGCTACTTTGTTATCATGGGTGACACGAGCAGCGGAGCGACGGACGGCGAAAAGATCGCGAGCATCGGCACGGCCACAGTCAACATCACGTGGCTGGAGGGCTAAATGGCCCGCCAGAACGTCTACGCCTATCGTATCAATTCTAACGAACAGATCACTTCTTCTGGAACCTCTGTTGCATCTGGTCCTACTCCGTTTGGCTGCAACGTGGCAAGAATCGCGTGTCACGGAGCTTCCGGGTCTCCGCTGACTTTCTTTGAAGTTGGTACAAATCCGACTGCTCTAACAGACGGAACGTCCACGTTTATTCACGATGGCGACGAAAATTATATCACAGTCAGGCCGTCAACGACTCCCGGAGGAACTGACGGTGACAAAATAGCGGTAATTGTTACAAACGGAAGCGCAAACGTATTTATTAGCTGGTTGGAGGGTTAAGTGGCTACTAACAAGAAAATCACAGAACTGACAGAACTGGCAGAGGTTGATCTGTCGGATGATGACGTTCTTCCAATCGTAGACGTAAGCGCCGGGACAACGAACAAGGTTCGTAAATCCACTTTGGCCTCTGCGCTCGCTGGTGTCGCCAGCCTAGCCGGAACGTCTCCGATCAGCGTAGACACTCCCACCGGAGCAGTCACCGTCAGCTTGGACACAGTGCCTATCAACAAAGGCGGTACTGGTGAAACCACTGCCAACGCTGCTCTAGCGGCTCTGGGCGGTATCTCCGATCCGACCAGCGTTCGCGGCGACTTGATCGTGCGCGGCGCTTCTGCTCTAGGCAAACTGGGCATTGGCGCATCGACCTATGTTCTCAAGTCTGACGGCACCGATCCGGCGTGGGGGCAGGTGGCTGCTTCGGAGATCACCGGCACTCTTCCGCTGGCCAACGGCGGCACCAATGCCACCAACGCCGCAGACGCTCGAACCAGTCTTGGCGCAGCGGCCAGCGGTGCTAACACCGATATCACTTCGCTCGGCGGGCTGACGACCGATATCGCTGTAGCAGATGGCGGCACGGGTGCCAGTGATGCAGCAACTGCTCGCACGAACCTCGGCGTGGCTATCGGCTCTGACGTTCAGGCATACGACGCTGACAACGCTGTCACCGATGCGGCGCAGACGTTCACTGTTTCCCAGCGTGGTACGATTACCACAGACAATGATCTTAGTTTTGACCTGAACGCCACGAACAACTTCAAGTGTACCCCCACCGGCTCCGGCACGCTGACGTTCACGAACCACACGGCGGGTCAATCCGGTAACATCCTCCTGATTAACACCGGCGGTCACGCCATCTCGCTCGCTGCGACGACGAAGGGCGATGCTAACCTCGCGACGACGATCAGCACCGCTGGCACCTATTGGCTCTCGTACTACGACGACGGCACCAATGCTTATGTAGTCACCTCAACGGCTTTTGCATAAATGAGCATCATCCAAGGCACATCTAAGGCAGCGGGCGGTTATGCCATCGACCAGTCGATTCGGTTTAACGACAATGATTCGCCATATCTGTATCGCACACCGGCCAGTGCTGGTAATCGCACTACAATGACTTGGAGTTTTTGGGTAAAACCAGCAGTCGCTAATACCGCTAGTTCAAGCGTTTTATTTTCAGCGGCAGGTGGAACTTACGGACACACTATTTTCTTTAACCAAACAGGAGATTATAATTTTATTTTTGGAGATGGAACACAAAACTTTTATCAGTCTGATCAAGTTTTTCGTGATCCTTCAGCATGGTACCATTGTGTTTTTGTAATTGATACAGATAATGCTACGGAAGCCAATAGAATTATTTTGTATGTAAATGGTGAAAGAGCAGCAGAAAGGGCAGGATATACTATATCTTCTGGTGCTACATATAATTTTAATAATACTGTAGAACACAGAATAGGAAGTTGGTACCCTAGTGGTGGTGCTACTGGAAGGCACTTAGATGGTTATATATCCGAGCTTAATTTCATCGACGGCACCGCACTAGATGCCACCAGCTTTGGCGAAGTCAACAGCGATACTGGACAATGGGTGCCGATTGCCTACACCGGCAGCTATGGCACCAACGGCTTCTACATCACCGGCGCAGACAGCGCCGATCTAGGTGCAGACTACAGCGGCAATTCCAATGATTTCACCAGCAGCGGCTTGACCAGTGCGGATCAGATGCTGGATACGCCTACTGATAATTTCTGCACGTTTTCCCCTATAAATACTCAACCGTCTAACGTCACATTATCAGATGGCAACCTTGTTCTTTCTTACTCAAGCACGGCGAATACTCCATATACCCCCGGTACTATCAGCGTTTCTTCCGGCAAATGGTACTGGGAAATCAACAGCTATCAGGGTGCTGGCGCAGGACCAGCCGTTAGTTACGTCTATACCGAAAATGACACATCTTATTCCAATAATACCTTTGGTTATCATTATACTGGAAACTTTTATGACAATGGATCATCTTCTGCTTATGGAGATAGCTTTATAAATACCGATACAATCGGCGTTGCTTTGGATATGGACAATGGAGCGATATGGTTCAGCAAAAATGGAACATGGCAGAATAGCGCAACTGCCGCAGAGATAGCCGCTGGAACGACAACGAATGCAGCGAAGACCGGGATTAGCGGGGATTATGTACCAATTGTACAAAGAAACAATGGAACAACTTCAGTAACCGCTAACTTTGGTCAGACTGGCGGCTTCACCTATACACCACCCACCGGCTTCAA